TGTCGGCATCCTCGAGAAGGTCAGCGACGACTTCGGCCGCTTCGTCGAGTACCGCGTTCAGATGGAAGGCGCGAAGGTCCCGCGCGAGATCGGCGCCATCGTCGACGAAGTCATCGTGATGGAGTTCCTCGACTTCGGCAAAGGACCGACACGCGGCTTCGTCTGCCGCCCCGATAATCCCTGGAAATACCCGGCGAAGGATCGCTCGGGGAAACTCGATCAGACCGAGCCGCCGCACCTCGGCAAACTGATCACGAAAATCCTCAATCGCGGCAATTCCACCCCCGAGACATAGGAGGGGCCCATGCCCTTCGACTACTCACGGACTGATGACCCGCGGGATTTCTCCGAACTCATCCCGCACAACACGATCGTCACCACGCAGATGCGGATCCGCCCCGGCAATGCCGGTCCGGATGGATTGTACAAGCGCACGGCGAAAGGCGACGCCGAGGGGCTCGACTCTGAATTCGTGGTCCTCGACGGCCCGTACGTGAAGAAGAAATTCTGGGACTTCTTTTTGTTGGCGGGCACGACCGACGGCCAGAAGGAGATGGTGGTCACCAATCGCGGGCGCCTGAAGAAAATCTTGGAATCCGCGCGCGGCATCAAGAAGGGCGACACGAGCGCAGAGAACCTCGCGAAGTATCAGGCCGAGGATAAGGACTTCGACAACATCATCTTCGTCGCCCGGGTCGGCGTGAGGAAGGGCGAGCCCAAGAACGACGGCAGCGGCACGAGCTGGTCGGACAAGAATTACCTGCTGGCCGCGATCACACCCGACCAGAAGGACTGGCATCCCGTCGAGCAGCCGCCCCCGTTCAACGGTGGTGGAGCTGGGGCCACGGTGGCGCGCGAGAACACCGCGCCGGGGGGCTCCACGCCCGCGGGCTCCGCGCCCATCACCCCGCCGAAGTGGGCGAGCTAGGCAATGCGGACGATCCGCACCGTCGGGATGGTCTCGGAGACCGCCCTCGAGGACGAATGGCTGCGGCGCGCAACCGCCGCCGCCATCGAGGCCGCGCGCGGCGTCATCACGCTCGGCGGCCCCATCCCGCCGGCGACGCCGGTCGGACGATTGAACGACACCGAGCTGGGCTGGGTTTTGGCCGCGATGCTGTTCGCCTGGATCCGCACGCGCGCTGAGCAGGCCGCCTGTGAACAGCTCGACACCGAGCAATGCATCCGCCTGACCGGGCTCGATCCGGAGCCGTGGGACGCGGGCGCCGTGGCGGCGATCCTGCCCGAACTCGCGAGCACGAGCTTCGACTGGTCGCAGCCGATCACAGCCTGGCCGAAGGACACGATGATCGAGTTCTTGCTCACCGCCATGCGGCTCATCCGCAAGGCGACCATCGCGCGCGATCTCTCCGACAAGGGCGTCAGCCGGCAAGCGGGCGCGAGCACGATCGCGCGCCAGGCGAACGCCGCGGCGGGCGGGCCGCTCATCGCGCCCGGCGACCCCGACGACGAGATTGTTCTTTAGGGAGGGCAGCTATGAGCGACCGCTTCATCTTCGTACGCGAGCACAGGCTGTTCGAATTGGTTCGCGACCTCTGGGGAGTGCGCAGCGTGCTAGGTCGCATCAAGTCCGTTAGCGGTGGAGAGGGCTTCGCGCTCTGCGAGGCAGTCGAGATCACAGACGCACTCAACACGATCGACGAAGCTATTGCCTATCTCGACGACGATGTTCGTTGGGGAGAGTGAGGCCGCGGTGCACGACTACTACGAGCCCAAGCTGGCGGATGAGCCGATCAACGTCGCGCTCAACGCGGCGATCGAGCGCGCCATGGCGGCGAAGGCGGAACTCCCGCGCCCCTATCTAGGCGCCTCCATCGTCGGTTCGGACTGCCTGCGTCGTTGCCAGTATGATTGGTGGTGCAAGCCCGAGCTCGACGCCCGCACGCGCGCGATCTTCGCCCGCGGGCACTACTTCGAGGCCCGCGTCCGCGAGCAGCTAGTCGCCGCTGGCTTCACATTCGCACCGCCCCAAGCGCTCACGTTCTCCGCTGTGAACGGCGATCTCCGTGGCCATGTTGACGGGATCGTTATCGCCGGCCCCAATCCGCTCGGCAGCGCCTACGTCAACTTTCCGTTCATCTGGGAAAACAAGGCGCTCAATTCGAGGAACTGGCGCGCACTCGCGCGCAACGGACTCGAGAGGGAATTCCCCCGCTACGCGGCGCAGGCCTCGCTCTATCAGGCCTATCTCAAGCTGACGAACCCGCTGTTGTTCAGCGCCGTCAACGTCGATAGCTGTGAGCTGCTCTTCTTCTGGGTCCCGTTCGACGCCGAGCGCGCGCAGCTCTGGAGCGACCGTGCCGCCAACATCATCGCGGCGACGCGCGCCGGCGAACTGCTGCCGCGCGCCTACAAGGACCCCGACAAGTTCCCCTGCAAGATATGCCCCCACGTCGCGCGGTGCTGGGGGGCGACATGAGACAAGACCTATTCGGCTTTGACATTGACCTCATCGGTTTTGACTGCGCCGACGAGATCGATCCTTACGACTGGAATCCTAAGCAACCGTGGTCTTGTCCGTTCCAGCCTGGCTGTGGCGCTAAGACCCTCAGCGAATGCCCTGCCGCAAAGCAGCTCGCCAAAATTCTTCCGGCACCGGAGAAGGTGCAATGAGTGCGGGCGCAAAAACCCTAGAGCAGAGGATCGCTATGGTCATCCGCCTGCTGGCCTCAGATAAGGACGGCGAGATCATCGCCGCCGTGCACGCACTCAAGCGGACGCTGGCGTCCGCCGGCACTGATCTCAATGGCCTCGCCCACGGCGTCGAGAACCTGGGCAAGGGTATCTCGAACGAAGAGCGGAAAAAGATTTGGGACACGGCCGTGCAGCACACCGAAAACAGGCTGCACGGGGCAGACGAGTTCATCGACTCCAGCGGTAAGCCGACCTGGCAATCGGTCGCGCTCTACTGCCAGCGCAACAAGCATCGGCTAGCCCCCAAGCATCACGAGTTCATCGACAAGGTCGCGTCGAACACTGTGTATGACCGCGAGCCAACCGAACGCATGCACAAGTATCTCTTCTCTCTGTTCCTCCAACTCGGCGGGAAAATCATATGAGCGCGCAAGTGGACGAAACGACCGTTCGCCAGTTCATCGAGATCATCAGCGCGCACGCCCGCCAGGTGATCAACGGCGCCGGCCCGCCGGGCGTCCTGCAGTTGAGCAGGCTCAACCCACTCGACACCAATCCTATCCCTAGTCGCTTCACGCTCGACGACATCGAGAACATGGTGAAGACCGCGGTCGGCGACGCCCTCGCCGGGCACAACGCCTATATCGAGGCGCGCACGGTACGCGAGGATTTGTACGGTAATAGGCGCGGCGAGATCGGGGATACCCGCTGGGTGTTCGGCCTCGTGGTCGACGCCGACGCCGACAAGGGTAAGGCCGGCAATGTCACGGTCAGGCCGTCCATTGTGATCGAGACCTCGCCCGGGAATTTTCACTATTGGTACTTGCTCACGCGCGCGGTCCCGTGGGTCCAAGCCCAGGTGATCGGTGACGCCATCCGCGCCAATTCCGGCGCCGACAGCGACACCGGCGTCGTCACGCAGCCATACAGAATTCCCGGGACGCCCAATTTCCCCTCAGCCGCGAAGCAGGCGCGCGGGCGCATCACCGTCGAGGCTACGCGGATCATCGAATGGAGCGGGCGGTTGTGGGACCCGGACGAACTCTTGACGGCATTTTCGCGGGTTGCATCGGCCACGGCCGTCGCTGTCGCGCCGATCGACTATGAGGCGACCCTACCAGAGGAGCTGCTCAAGGACATTCGTGAGGGCGGCGTCGGCAAGGGCGACGACAAGAGCCGCTCGGCGCTATTCCAGAGCGTGATTGATCAGCTCAAGCGCCGACATTGGACTGTCGAGGACATCTTCGCGCTGCTCGAGAAGTATCCCAACGGCGTCGGCGCCAAATACAAGAAGCGCCTGCGCAAGGAGATCGAGCGGTCCTATGGCAAGGCCGTAAGCGGAGTGGTGCTAATGGCCGCCGCTCCGGCGGGCGCGTCATCCCCGGGCACGGCGCCGGGCGCCGCACCGCAGACCGCATCGGCATCGGCATCAGCTTCGGCGTCGGCTTCGGCTTCGGCGGCGGCGTCGGCGGCGACTGCCATCCGCATCTTGCCGACCATCCGCCTCGTCGATGGACAGCTTCCGTATGCGGTCTCGGCAACCGAACACGCAATGATCTCCGCCGGCCTGGAAATCTACACGCGAGCGGGGACGCTTGTGTATCCCGCCTTCGAGAACAGGGTGGCGGCCAACGGACGCAAGACTATCGCGGCGCGGCTGAGCGCCTTTAATCCGGACTCGTTTGTCGAGCCGGTCGCCGAGGCCGCAATATTCCAGCGCTGGAACGTCCGGAAAAAAAGCTGGGCCGACGTCGATCCGCCCAGCCTACTCGTGCGCATGGCGCTGGCGCGGGCGCGCCGCTGGGCCTACCCGCATGTGAGCGGCATCATCACCACGCCCACATTGCGCCCCGACGGCTCGCTGCTGGCTACGCCGGGGTATGATCCGTCCTCAGAGCTTTACCTGCTTCCCAGCCTGCAGCTGCCGCCAATCCCCATGCGTCCGACGCGACAAGACGCCCAGGCGGCGTTAGCGAAGCTTAAGGATCTGTTCAACGAATATTCCTTCCAGGACAAGAGACGGGACGGGCTGGAAAAGCGGCTCAACTGCTCGGTCTCGATCTCCGCACTACTGACCGCCCTACTCCGTGGGTCGATGCCGACCGCGCCGATCTATCTCGTGCGCGCCGACACGCCGGGGACCGGCAAGTCCCATCTCGTCGACGTGATTGCCATGGTTGCGACCGGCCAGTTCTGCCCAGTTATTACCGCCGCCAAGAGCATCGAGGAAACCGAGAAGCGCCTCGGCGCAATCTTGTTGGGCGCGATCCCGATTTTCTCGCTCGATAACTGCACCTACGATCTCGAAGGCGAGCTGCTCTGCCAACTCACCGAACGGCCGCTCGTCAACATCAGGGTCCTCGGCCGCAGCGAGATGCCCCCCTGTGAATGCCACGCCACTGTGTTCGCGACCGGCAACAACATTACGTTCCGGGGCGACATGGTGCGCCGCGGGCTGGTCTGTAACCTCGAAGCTCTCGACGAGCGCCCGGAGCTGCGGGTTTTCCAGAAGGACGCGCTTGAGATCGCCGCTGATAATCGCGCTGCCTACGTCGCGGCTGCGCTCACCATTGTGCGCGCCTATCTCGCGGCCGGCGCCCCGTCGGTATGCGGCCCGTTCGGCAGCTATCGGGCCTGGTCGACGATGGTGCGCAGTCCGCTAGTTTGGCTGGACGAGCCGGACCCGGTCATCAGCATGGAAAGCATCCGCGACGAGGACGCGGTGCTCAACAGCATCCGCGAGTTCATTCACCTCTGGTTGGACTACGGCCTCGATGTGGGTACGCCTTACCTAACCGTAAGCATCGTCGAAGAGGCGTGCACGGCACCGCCACATTACTGGGGGCCGATGTCGTTCAAGCAATTCTTACTTCGGGTCGCCGCATCGAAGGGCGACCCGAACACAGTATCGGTGGAACGCCTCGGGCATTGGCTGCGTAAGATCAGTGGACGCATCGTAAGGCTGATCGACGCACAGGGGATGCAGCACAAGTATCGGCTGATCAGAGTGCGGGACGACAGAAACGGTCGCGCCCAATTTCAACTCGAAGAGGTCAACTGAAATGCGGGGGATGCGGGCGATGCTGGTATCTTCTCTATTAGACGTATGAATTTCGCATGGTGTGCGAAATGTATAGAGCTATAGGGAAGAGGCCTCCAATCCCCAGCATCCCCCGCGCCTGAATTCACCAGAGGAGGCTAAAATGTCGAAAATCGAACCGACCGAAAGCAAATCCGCGACGATTTCCACCGATCTCGACGCTTTTTTCGCCGAGATGACCAAGGCATCAACGCGGGCGGCGACAGGAACGGGTCGTCTGATCTTCGCCCTCGACGCGACCATGAGCCGGGAGCAGACCTGGGACATGGCCTGCCAAATGCAGGGCGATATGTTCCGCACCGTCGCTAGCATCGGCGGTCTCAACGTCCAACTCGTCTACTACCGCGGCCTTGATGAGTGCCGTGCGTCACGCTGGGTCACCGACCCCGAACAACTCGCCAAGCTGATGACCAAGATCAGTTGCCACGCCGGTCATACGCAGATCGGCAAGATCCTGACTCACGCCAAGCGCGAGACCGGCTTGCTCAAGGTCGCAGCCGTGGTGTTCGTGGGCGATGCGTTCGAGGAGGAAGCGGACGAGGTGGTGCCGCTTGCCCAGCAACTCGGCCAACTCAATACGCCTGTCTTCATGTTCCAGGAAGGCACCAACCGCACCGTCGAACACGTCTTCCGTGACGTCGCCAAGGCATCGGGTGGCGCCTACTGCCGCTTCGATGAGGGATCAGCGGATCAACTGCGTGAACTGCTCAAGCTCGTCGCGACCTTCGCTGTCGGCGGTAAGGCCGCGCTCGAGGCCAGTAAGAGCGCCGACGCGGTCAAGCTGCTCAGCCAGTTGAAGTAGGCTGTTCGTCGGGGTTGTGGCCGGTTCGGGCCTATCGTGGAACAAGAGAATATTATCCTCAGGCCCATTTTCGAACGAAATGGGGACATTACAGCGGATTTCTGTGGTTTGAACGGTTCTCCAATCGTCCATTGTGAAACTAAAATTCCTCAATGAAACCAGGGGCCTGGGGGGAATAAGGGCCGCTTGGGATGGTCACTATAGCCGGGCCCGGCTGGGCCGCGACTTTGAAAATCGTGCAAAATCAGCGACTTGGGCTGGTTTTTGGAACTTTGGTATAAAATTCTCCGTTTACAACCTGGACGCGAGCTGGTTGAGGGGTTTTGGGCTGGAACTTTCGGTTTGACCTCGGTTTCGGGCGGTTCGGAGGGGGTCCAAACACGGCCATATTGGCCATATTCGGCCGGTCTGCGGCCGCCCGGGGCCGCCCCGATCCGGGGTTTGGCGCCGGGCTCATCCTCTGCCGCCCGGCGGCGCGCGCGCATCGCCCGGCGTCGGGCTGGCGCACGCTCTTGCTGATCGCGCCTCGCGAGAGGCATCATCGAGCATGGCCAAGACGAAGCACCGACGTTGGAGCCGCGCGCCCTCGCGCTCAGCCAGACTTGCGACAGAGTACGCGCGAAGGCTTGCGCGCTCACAGGCGAAGAGCCGTCGCAAAACGGAACAGACTTCCGAGTTGCCGTGGTGGGCCCGACCGAGGGCCCCAGGCTAGCGCTAACTGTTGCGTGCTCCCAGGTTGGGGAGCAAAGTGCAGCCCGACGAAACTTGCCGGGATTGGCCTTGGCATAAGCGATGAACTCGGGAACCGAGGGCGGCCCTATGGACGAGTTCGTTGTATCGCCGGACGGTCCGATTATCCAAAGCGAACGCCCGCTCCCGCCCGACGATCTCAGCCCGGCGCAGCAAGCGATCTGGGTGGAGATTACCAAGGATCTCGATCGCGATTGGTTCGCCGACACCCGCCATCTGCTGACGGAGCTTGTTGCCCATCTCGATTACGCCGGG